ACCGCCACCCATGCGCTTTTCCGCATCTGGGTAAGGTATTTTCTTTCCGTTCATCTTTGGCATAGCACCCTCCTCAAGTTACCAGTAACTTATCGACCGCCTTTTTCTTTCAAGACAACACCAGCAGCTACCGTTATAGCTGCCGCAATCATCAGCCACACCGCCATAACAGGCACGACAGTCGAAAGAAGAATGGCACCAACGCCTACAGCCAACCAAGTCGTAGGCTCAACAATGCGTGATTTAATCCAGTTCATAGTTTTCTCCTAAGCAACAGTTATTGTTACATCACCGACAGAACCCGCTAAAGACAGGCTGTCAGTACCGTCAGGTGCTGTTCCGCCATCCCCCACAGGGTTCCAGCCAAAAAACTCCCTACTCGCCTCTAGACCCTTGTCAGGGCGCGGATCACGCAATGACTGAGGATCGAATATCCTAATGCGCCCCAGAAAGTTCTGAGGCTGGTCTGGGTCTACCACATCGTATCCCACACGAAGCCCAGTCCTCACGCCATTCTGAACCTCGTACACAAGTTTTTCCAAGGGATATCTAAAACCAGTACGGTCACAAAACCCAAATGCATACTTAGCTCTTGCGTATGACCCAGTCATAATGAATACGAATCCATCTGAGGCGTGAACGAATAAGAAGCCTTTTCTCTATCTTCTTGTGCCGCAAGTTCAAACTGCTCATCATAAACAGACTTAAGCATTTGTATTCTAGGCGCAGCTTCTGGGCGCTTCATAGCTATATGATATGCGAGACCAGCAACCATGCAGGGAAGAAACCGCGCTGGAATGTCTGAGGTGTTACTGGACTTTGCTCCTGTGTCTTCAACTCGACGCAGCCTAAAATAACGAACAAAGTCACCGTTGTAAGTGCTGCTTGGGATGGGCCAAAGAGTAACAGTCGGAGCATCCCGCAAACGGTTGATATATATTTGTGTTGGCTTACCCTGAGTTAATTTATTAGTTATCTGAGAGTAAGTACTGACAGACATCCTGTATAATGCTGTATCTGTCTGATCTGTTTCACCACTATCCGTTCTGAGCGTATGCTCTAAAAGATCAATAGTGTCAGACGGTAGCGTGTAAGTAGCAGTGCCGGTGACAAGTGTGACGCTGCCTTCCTCGACAAGCCACAGATTTATTCCACGGTTAGCCCACTCCAAACCCATCAAGTTCAGGCTGCGCCTTGCAGTAGCAAGGTCGTATCCACTACGCATCTCAAGACCAGCCCGTTCGTAAGCTTCCTCACAAAGCTCTGCTATGTCGAGATTAAATGTAGATGTTCCGCTAACCGCCATTCACTATGCCTTTTTCTTTCTTCTGGTAGAAACCGTTTTAGACTCCATCCCCTTTAGCTTGCCAGAGTTTACCCCAGCATAAAATATCTCTTTTCCCTTTTTTACACCGTAACGATTTTTCATAGTCGTTAAAGTTTTCTCCCCCTTTACTGTAAGGGGCATCAGTCCATCCTTGGTCCTCTTGCCCCTTCAATGGGACGAGGTTTTCGGAGCTGTTTACTTTTAGGAACAGCCACTCCTCCAACACCGCTTAAAAATTCCTGAGCTTGTCTTGACGCAAGAATGTCTTCAAGAATTTGTCTGTCTCCCGCAGTGCCAATTCCTTCAGCAAACTTGCCAATTTCCTGCAATCTTTTTTCAAACCCACTGTAGTCAGGACCGGCTGCTGCAACATCAGCGGATACTCCACCGGCTTGCATTTTCATTTTCTTCTGTTGATCTTGTGTTTTCATGAGATGTTTTCCTCTTCAGACTTCTTCTTCCGATACCTGTCTTTCATAATTAAACCGGGAGCAAGACCAAACATGAACCCTCGGTTTTCCTTCCCAAGCTTGTCATAAAGCATTGCTGCTGGAGAGAATGTTTTCAGTAACCCGCCCATATCTTTTCCCATAGGCTTTATGTCTTCAGCAACACCGCCGCCAGCCATTTTCATCTTCTTGCTCTGGTCTTTGTATTTCATCTTAGTTTCCTTTTATTGGAATGTGAGAAGCTTCGCTTATAGGACGAACCTCAGTTAAAACAATTTTTATAAGGTCGTAATTCTTTCCAACCTTTTTGTTTGTTTCCGCAACCGAAGTTTCTAGCACTGCTACTTTCTTGTCCATATCAACCAAAAGCAAAATAGCCCAGCCACCAATGGCTAAACAGCAAGATGTTAAAACAGTTACCAAGTGCCCTCTCATGACCGCCTCTTAACGCCCTTCACAGATTTCTGTGATTTAGGAGGAGACTTCTTTGATTTTCCGGGGCCACCCCAAAGCTCTTTATTAGCCCAGTACGCAGCAGACATCTTGCCCTTCTTGATGTTTTTGCCATGACGAGCCTTAAAACTTTTTCGAGCTTCAGGGGAATAGTTGTGCCCCATTGACGAGTCACCGTAATGAATAAGCTTGATCTTATCACCGTCTTTAGCAAGAACCATTCCTTTCTTGCCAGAACGATTAGACCGCTTTGGCTTATTAAACCCAGCAAACTTAGTGCCGCGATACTCAATGCCGCCACTAGGTAACCTTTTTACGCCGGGATAAGCCTTAGCCATTATCAGTAACTTTTTTTACCTGAAATAAGGATTGTGTAGGTATCGTTACTGGCATGACCAACTGTCGTAAACAGAACGTCACCAGTTACACCAGAACCTGCATTGTTCCAGATACCGCCAAAATCCCTGTAATCATGATGACCGGAAGAAGTCTCACCCAACTCAATAACAAAGGCATTGCTTGTTGCGTCGAAAAGCAACTGAACCTTCATCCCCACACACTGCCACCAAATCTGTTCAATGGTAAATTTGGTACATGCGTTTTGAGTCACATGCTCTTTCTCAAGTGCCGATACATCAACTTTGACAACAGCAGCTTCGCCTGAGCCGTCACTAATGTTCGTAAACTTAAACGCAGCGTTTTTCTGGCCATCAACAATCGTTTGGGTTGTTACCGCATCTGCCACGAGCTTACTCCTTTATCTTGCCCTGCAAGACAAGGGACTTGTACTCAGCACTCCCCACGGGGGGAGTGCTGGCAGCAACGGCCTTTTTTGCAGAAGCTTTAGGTGCAGACTTTTTTTCCGCAGCCTTAACCTTTGGTTTCGTCGCCATGTTCTATCCCCTAGCGATTTTGAGAGGCAAACAGGTAATCTATCGCCATAGACTTCGTGCCTGTAGCAGAACCAGAAAGCTCCATAGCGCCAATAGTCATATTCTCATCATCAGGGATATTGGCAGTATGCGTAGCTACGAGAAGCCGGTTTACAAAAAACTCAACACTTGATGTGTTGATTACATGGAAACCGAGCGTCACTGCCGTACCGCTGGCAATATCAATCCCCGAATCCGTTGAGGTTTCCGTACCGTCTTTCTCCGTCTTGCAGAGAATGTTGCTGTCACCATCGTTTACCTGAAACACAATCCGGTCAGCAGCAGTAAGCATTGCTTCGGGGTTGGTTGCAAAGTTAACCGTCAGACCAACACAGATATCCATGTTGCTACCCTCTGCATCCGTAGGGGTAAGCTTGGTCTCAAACCAGATGTTGCGATCTGCGTTAACGGCAAAAATTTCGTTGCCTTGCACAGAAGCACCATCATTGTCGGTGGTTGCCTGACTTGACAGGACCAATGTCCCGCTTTCAGCGTCAGCGCCAAGAGCAGCAGAAGCACTGCTGTCTTTGATCACTGTCCAGTCATTTGTTGAATCTAGAGCAATACCCGTGAAGTCGTCCATATAAACGACATAGTCAGGGCTTGCGGTGATGGGCAGGTTAGAAAACCATTTGCGGCTTCCATCCTTACCTGCATGAAGGATCGGTCCAGTAAAATGCACAGCCATGTTATATCTCCTGTCGTGGCTAGTGTCGGCTTTCGCCGTCAGGATGTATAAAAAAGGGGAGGGGCGAACCCCTCCCCCCTACGGTTTTAGGAAGAACCCGGAGAACCGTAAATTCCGAGAGGGTCAGATACTCCGAAGGAGTAGCGTTCCCGTGCCTTGTAACGAACATTACCAGTATCGAAGTCACCGTCCATGCTGGTCTGCATGGGAGTGCGCTCGAAGTGCTTCATGCCATTAGGAACATCGGTAACAATAAAGAAGGCATTGGTATCGGTCAGGTAGTGGTTGACCTCATAGCCCTCTGGAATCGAACCGTTGCTACGAATAGCATTGATGTCGTTATCAGCAGTTCCAACCCGAAGCTCCGACTGGAGGATACGAGTTGCAACAAATGTCAGTGCAGGTGGAATAATCAACCTACGCGGACGGGCTGCAATAAGAAGACCACGCTCATCAACGTATGCAGCAATATCAATTACCGCATTCTCAAGAGTGGTTTCGTTCAAGTCAGCCGCTGTTGCTGGACGGTTGGAGTTCGTGCCACCCGCAACCGTTGGGTGAGAAGCATTAAACAGCGTTACACCATCACCAGACTGGTAGGTGTCAAACCCCGTATTCAGGGGAGTAACAGCCTTGGTCTGCTTGCTGTAAGCCATGCCACGAGCCAGAGCCTTGGTATAACGAGCCGAGAGCGAGTCATACAGGTTGTCTTCCATTGCCTCTTCGGTAATGGAAAAGCCCATAGCAACCGTCTCATGGTTATACCGAGCCGTAAATGACTCTTGTGCGCTGTCGTAAGAAATAGCTTCGCCTTCGGGCTTAACCGGGGCGGAACCAAATCCAGACAACTTAACTTCTTCCTCGAAGCTACGATCAGAACTTTCTGTCTCGTAGATCATCGTGTGTTCGTCTTCGTACTTTTCGTACTCCAAACCGAACAGGGCGTTTAGGCCCGGAAGAAGTTCTTTAAGGAGTTGTGTTCTTGCAATAGCCATAACTCAATCCCCCTATGCCGAACCAGTTGTGGATGAATGCTGGTGATAGTTAAACTTGCACACCAGAATTGGGAAAGTCGTGCCCTTCTCATCCCCTTCGCTCCCACCAAGATAGTCAATTACCCGAATTGGGTTTTGAGCATCGGTAGAAAGTTCAGAAATATCCAGAGCAACACGGCTAACATTTAAAGTAGTGTTAGGTGCGGTCTGAACTAGAAGAGTGTTTTTCCCGTAAATGTCCCCTACGTTAGTAGGCGCAGCATCCGCTTGGATGGTGAACAGAACATTAGGATCATCGACGACATACGCCATAGCGTCGGAGGCAACCAAACTGGCTGGCCACTTTTGGCTAAACGTAAGCTGTCCAGAGTTGGGGTCTGTGTACTTACAGCCCATGAAAACACCGACCATATCAATGGCGGTTGAGTCGTCGCCCGTTGCGGACTGCTTCTCAATGGTGGTGGCGGTTCCGCCATCTACTAGTTGAACAATGTCACCTACGCAGATAGCTGTGCCATAGCCTGAGGCTATTGGATACTGGCGCGATACTTCTAACGAACCACTATCCAACCGACCAATGGGGCGCAGACCGAAGGGTGCAGCAGTTGAGGACATCTCTGTCTCCTTTTCGCATCTTCAGTTGAAAAAAACCCATAGGACTTACTATGAGCGGCCATTTCCGAAACCAACCCGCGTCGAGTTCTCTGGACGGAGAACAGGCATCCGTGGGTCGCTTTCTCTTAGATAGCTCTGGTCAACTGCATCAATCTGCTGTTTGGTTTTGTTTGCATAATAATCGTCCCGCTGTCGCATATTCTCTTTAGCGGTGCGGCAAAGCAATAAACCACCAACCTCAATAGACCCTTCAAACCGCGAGTTGTGATCATTCAGGACTTGCATTTCAGGATGGTCGTCAACAGGAACAGGTTCCCAACCCTCTCTAAAGCGTTGAGAAACATTCGTGTTGTCGGCTTCCCCTAAAGTGGCCGTGCGTATCCATCGATACACATAACCGTCTACAGGAGTTGGCTCAGGCAGAAGTGACGGAGGTGCCCAGCTTTTTTTGCGCTCACTCATCTCACGGGCTTCTCTATCACCCAAGCTGGCGGCGGTTCTCGATTCGCGCTTATCGCCGTCGAACAGTTCACTATCATCTTTATCTTTAGCCATTCGCTTGCTCCTTCAAAAGCTGCTTCGCGTACTGTTCGTTAGTAATCCCAAGCTTTCTAGCGAGGTCCACTTGGGTCTTCGTGAGTTTGGCTCGCGTTGGTTTTTTGTTACTGCTACGAGTAGCTGGCGCAACCACGGGGGCCACTGTTTCTTCCGATTCAACTTCTACTGAAATACTTTCAGCATCCGTTGACTCACGAACATCAGAAGAAACAGAACTTTCTGTAGAACCATTTTGGTAGTTATTGTTAATTTCGTCAATAGGGAAATGTTTTCGCATTTCCTCATCGATCATCTCGTAATACTCTGAACCGTTGGGATGAACTCCCTTTTGCTGTGTAAGTTCATAATGCAAGCCCATCGCATAAGCAGTCAGCTTTTGATCTTTCTGGAACCACGGGTTTTTTCTTATCCAATCCGTGTCCCGCTCTGTAAGGGTAATATCAGGTTTCTGCGATAAAGCAGCGGCAGGAGCCGGGGTTTGAGCAAGAGCCTCTCTCTGAGTAATCGCTTCCTGAAGCTTGCGCCCGTCAAACATCAACTCGTTAAGCTGCGTTTGAGCAGAAACAATTTCTTCGGCGTTTCCTTCGTCATAAGCTTTAGTCAAGTCTGACTGTGCCTGAGCAAGATCAGCGTCGTTCTTTGCTTTGGTCACATCGAACAAAGCCGAATTACCGCTTTTTAACAAAGCCTTAAGCTGTTCATTCTCCTGACGTATGGTCTGGGCAACATTGATAGCCTCAGTCTGCATACGCTGCGCTGCTTCAGCTTCACGCCGCTTGTCATGAAACTCACGCTTAAGCTGACCAATCCTGTCCTGCGCTCGTTGACCGACACCCTTGATTTCGTCGTCATCATCAGAAGCGCCCTTGTCCAAGAAAGGACGATCTTCTTCCGGGGTGTCATCAATAACCTCAATCTCGAAAAGCTCTTCCTGAGGTTCCTCCGATACTTCGGGTTTCTCTTCAGCCATCTCTAAGCCCTCGTAATGCCGCGTGGGTCTTCCACAACAGCTTCAACATTATCGTCGTTAATAAGACGAAACTCTTTACCGTGGATACGGATGCGAGTTCCCTGAAAAGCACGGAACAGGATAAAGTCCCCTTCCTTACAGTAAGCTCCCGTAGGAAACTTCTTGCTCTGGTCTGCCGTCTGGTCGTAACAATCTGGACCCAACTTCAGCACAAAGCCCACCACTGTAGAATACTCTTCAAGCTCCCTGACTATGTCGGGCTTGATGATGCCACCTTCAGTGGTTTCTTCGATTTCGGGGAGGGCTATCAGTATTTTATAACCACAGGGTTTGGGTAACTGGGAGGCTGTTTCTTCTTCAACTACCTTTTTGAGCGACGGGCGCTCCTTCTCTAACGTCTTCGTCATTCTTTCTGTCTCCGCGAGCAATGCTCGATTCGCGCTGAATTATTACAGGCACAGCGGTATCCTGTTTAGTCATCGTCTTGAAGCTTGCTAGAGAGATCGACCATCTCCCTTTCTACCATAGCTATTCCTTCTATGCGTCCGACCATGCGACTGTACTCAGCCATATCCTTTGCACCACCAGACGCAAGATGGTCTGCCCCGTCGTTCATCTGTTCTCGCATGAACTTCTGTAGACGAGTCAATATGTGATCGCCTTGTATACTCACTAACGATACCTCCTTGTTTTCTTTGCAATTTTTTTGGGTTGCGCGACGTGCTGCTTACCTTTCTTTGTACCTTTGCGTTTAGCCTTTGTAGTAGCCGCGTATTCCTTGGAGCTTAGTTTCTTAATAGCCCTTTCTGGAAGATACCTTTCCCCTGTTGCCTTCTTCCCCTGCGTGGACGGCTTACCCGACTTGGTTCGCCACTTCTGCTTTGTCCAATCCTTCAGGGATTTCTGGGATTTTTTGAGGGGCATTACTTGCCAACCTTTTTCATCGCTTGCTTGTGCGCTGCGGTGAAGGTTCCCCCGTTTCGCATGACCTTTCTCATTTCAGCCATGTGTTTTTTAGTGTGGTGAACGGCGTGTTTCTTCAGAGTGTCTTCCTGACGCTTGGTCAGCTTGCCGGGAGCTTTCTTTTTGACGGCCATTATTTATAACCTCCACCGGCTTTCTTGTACTGGGAAGCCAGCATCTGAGCCTTTCTTGCCGACCATTGTCCCGGCTTTCCGCCCTTGCCGCCTGACTTAATCTTATTGAACAAGCGTTTACGCATGGTGGGCTTTGTATAGTTTCCCGCTTCGTTAACTCGTGACTTAGTCTTCTTTTTTGCTGGCATTACCTGCGGCCTCCACAATGTCTTCAGCAATCTTGGCCCCTAGCTTGGCACCTTCGATCTTCTCCTTAGACGAGGTCTCCTTGTCATCGACAGCAGCCTTCATGCTTTCCGTTGCAATCTTGGCTCCAATCTGAGCGCCCGTCGTTTTCTCCTGAGATGAAATACGCATCCGCTCTGTCTCTGCCGTTGTCTGGGTTTTGAGAAGGTCAGCTTCGACACGCATCTGGTCTCCCTTGGCTTTCCGCTCAATATCCGCCGCTTGCAATCGAAGCTCTTCCTGCTGCATCTGAACAACGGGGTCTTCCATTCTTTTGCGGTTTTCTTCGGCTTGAGCTTCTGCGATATCTTTTTGCAGAAGCTTCTCTGCGGCAGCGGCCACAAGACCTGCAAGTCTTTGCTCCACGTCGCGTGGCAGCGGCTCTCCAATCGGGGGAAGCTCGACACCAAGCTGCTCTTCAATTTCAGAACGATACTGGAACGCCAGATGTTCACGAAGATGGGCCTCAAGCGCAGCTTGTATTGCAGCAGCATTAGGCGACTGCTGTACGAGAGCCAGTATCTTCGGGTCTTGTATAGCTGCCATATGGGTACGGATGTGTGCTTCATGGTCCTGATAAGCGAAAGCCTTGACGGGCTTCATGTTAATTATGTTCATGTTTTCGCTGACAGGGTCTTCCGGCATAACCTCCGCGCCGACAGGAATAATCTTGTCTACGTTCTGGATACCCAGAGTTTCCAGCATTTGCTTGTGAAGCTGGGGCAAGTCATACATTTGTGGGGCTTGCTGGGCGAGTTGGAGTGCAGCCTGATACTGCATAATCCGCTGCGCCATTGTCGTAGCATTGGGGTCCGAAACAGGAATTACATCAATGCGGTCATCAAAGTCCGTCTTACGATTGGCGTCTCCATTGACTTCGTAGTCATAGACGGCGGGAAGGAAGTCCTTGATAACACCCGCTAGTATCTTGAACTCGTTACGCAAGGAAGCATGTAGCCGCGCCTGACACGCAGACATGACTTTCATGGATCGTTCAAGGATAGCAAGCGTGGAACCAACGGGAGCCTGATTGCTCATCTCTCCGATATTCATATCGGGAACAGCCGCATATTTACGGGCTTCGTCAACGATTGTGCCAAGCAACTGGTAAAGAGTTCCAGACGGTTCCTTGTATGGCATGAAGCTTATGTTGTCGCGGATTGAGCCTCCGGGTACATCAACGTCACGAAACTCGCCGGGAGCTATCGGTGAATCGTCACCCTTAATCCGCAAGCCTCGCGTCTTCAGACCTGCGGGAAGATTGCTCAGGGTTCCGGCATCAACTAGCTGGCGCAGAATAGACGTGGCAGACTTTGCCATGCCACCGATCATGTGGGTCAGTCCAATCCCGTAGAACCCAAGTCCCGGCATAAACTTGTAGTGCGAGAAGTGCATACGCCGCATCTTGCGCTCGTCGCCCTTGTTCCAGTTTTTGCGAATTGAAAGAATGTCGCGAGACTGGCTATCGATGGTCACAACATACGGACACGCAATCCCTGTCGGCTCACCGTCCTTCTCGTCTTCGTATCCCTCAAGATCAAGATCAACGTGCATTTCAAGAAGGGTATAGCGATCATCATACTCGACAGACGGATCATCACCCTGAATGCGATCATAGGCAGATTGTATCTGGCTGTAGTCGGGGCTTGGCTCAGGAAGATCGACATCCCTGTAGAACCCCGCCACCTGTAGCTTTCTGACTTCGTTGGTCGTCTTCTTCATTACATGGGTGAACCGCTGACAGCTTCTCAGGTCAGTCGCGCCATACGCCACAACCAAGTCTTCCGCTGGTACAAACACGGCACACGCCCTGCCCATATCTACGTCGTAATAAATTTTCTTGAAGGCTGATCCCGCAAGCGGCAGATGAAACAATAGCTGCTCATGCTCACTGCGATAGTCAGTCATGACTTCCGTGATCTGGAAGTTCATTTCATTCTGCACACGAAGAGCCTGTTCTTCTTTTTCCGTATCTATGTTGCCAAGCACCTGCGTCTTGACGGGACCGGAAGAAGGAAAGGTTTCCATCATGGAGTGCGCCTGATAGCGAATAATGCTTTCTGTCAGCACGGGATGGAAGACACCACAGGCACCGGGAAACGGCTGTGTTCTGTCTTCGATTTTGAGACCGAGAAGATCAAGACCCTTGATGTATGTTGTTTCCCAGTCTTTGCGGGACATACGATCTGACTCATATTGACCCATCAACTCCATCGCAAGATGCTGCAAGTCACCGTCTTCCATGAACTCGGCAAGGTTTGCATTGTGTGCGCTGGCGTCTGGGTCTTCGTCTTCAGAGCGCGGATCAAACTCAATGATCACGCCGCCGTCCTCGGTTTCAATCGAAACAGCCTCAGGATTGAGAACACCTATTGATACGTCAGCCTCGTCCTGCTCGGTATCAACCTCGATTACTTCTTCCGTTTCTTCTGGAAACGGTCCACTCACCAAGGGTTTCTCTATAGCCATTAGCCCGTCCTTCCGATCAGTAATACTCTACAGTGTCACGCCAATGCTCCTGCTCCACTTCATCACCGGCAGCGCGGACAAACCCACCCTGCCTGAAACGCAGCAATGCCTGAGTGCTGGAGTCCACCAGATCATC